AATGCGCTCACCATTGCCAATATGAATCCTAACCATCTCCAACCATCTATCTTATGATAATATCTTATTTTCAAAGGCGTCCTAATTTAATTAATACCGCCGCCAAATTAATTTCAGCGTCAGCAACAAGGGTATGATCAACTAATCCTTGTTTTATTATTAATACGGCTGTATCTTGTTTGTCTTCAGTTCCAAAAATTTCAATGTTATCGTATAACCAACGATAGACTTCTTCCATTTCTTCCGCTTTTAGTTTGCCACACAGCATCTTACGTGCTTCAGTAATCTTACCTGCTTTAAAGAGTTCAACCATGTCAAACTTCCAATCAGCAGTTCCTTCGTCTCCTTTGCTTGGAGTATGCAGTTTACCTTCGCTTACGTTCTGTTGCACCATATTGATACACTTACGCAAATCTGGATACGTTGCTTTTACATACAGATCTAGTGTTTCGAGATCGATATCAATTTGCTCTTCAACTAATATAGTTGCCACTCTTGCTGTAAATTCTGTTTGGTCAATTCTTTCGATATGATAACCTTGACAACGTGAATGCAGTGCAGGAATAATTCTGTTGGGATAGTTACAGGTTAAAATAAATCTTGCTGTAGTATGATATTCTTCCATTACGCCACGCAGTGCTGCCTGTGCGTTTGGACTCAAGTAGTCTGCCTCGTCAAGTAGCACAACCTTGAATGGACCAAACGGAATCATCTGCACAAAGTTTGTGATCTTATCTCGAACTGCATCAACTGAGTTTGTTCGAGACGCATTAATTTCTAAAACATCGTAATCCGGAATCTCAAGTTCGTTAATAAGAATCTTAGCCATTGTAGTCTTGCCAATACCAGCAGCACCACTAAACAGCAAATGCGGAATAGATTTTTCCTTGATCCAGTTCTGTGCTTGTTTTCGTTGATTATCATCCCTAAAAACATATCCGTCTAATGACTTAGGACGATATTTCTCTACCCATAATTCTTTCATTTTGCCTCACTTATCCTTTTCCGCAAGCCGCTTGTGCTAAACGAGTGTTGTCTACTATTATAGTGTATTTCAATGCCTTTGTCAAGACATAATTGTTTACCTGTGTATTCTTTGGACTTGTATTCTTCCCCAATAAAACGCACATCAATCTTGTATGTCAGGAAGATGTCCAAAAGATCTTGTTCGGTTGCGTAGGGAATAATTTCATCAATGTATTTGCAGCCTTCCAATTGCACGTATCTTTCAAACACGCTTTGTATTGGAGAATTCTTTTCGGGTCTATCAATTGTGGGATCAGTTTGCAATCCAACAATCATATAATCACAATTGCTTCTTGCTTCTTTCAACATTGCCACGTGTCCACTGTGAAACAAATCAAATGATGATGCTGTAAATCCTACTCTCAAAACTTTCTACTTCCATCAAACACGCATACAAAATACAATTCTTCATTGCCTGCATGAACACGATGAAACACACCGTCCTCAATTAACACAGTGTCGCCTGCTTCAACATTATGAGTTACATCATCCAGTTCCATAGTGCCACTGCCTTCAAGAAACATGTAAACTTCTTCCTGTCCTTCGTGCTTGTGTCCACTTGTGCTTTTGCGTGGATTTAATCTTGTTGAACTAACAACAAGATTTTTTAGTGTTGTGTTATCCTTTACAATGTAACGATCATCATTTTTTACAACCGTTCCTTCAATACTTGAACTTTTGAATTTCATAATATTAAAGATCGCCTTCTTTTCTGTTTTCGCTGTAATGCACATCAAACTCACCACCCGGATAGCGTGACTTGAGCTTGTTCACGTTCTCTGCTATGACCTCATTAGGATCGAGATCCAGTGCCCTGCAACTATTAATCCAATACCAAATAATATCGCCAAGTTCTCGTTTAATATGAAACTTAGTTTCATCGTCCATTGGTTTACCTTGGAAGATACATTTTTTAACAATTTCCGCATATTCGCCTCCTTCTGATGCTATACCAATTGCACCCGTTAGCAGTAGTGCTGTTTTTAGTTCAGGGTTGTTTGCTTCTAGGTCCTTGGCCCTATAAAACATCTCACTCAATTGGTTACTTTCTTTTGATGTTACTTGCTCTACAAAATCCTTGTATTTGTTTAGATCTACTGTCAATTGATTCTCCTCTAATCTATAATATATTATATACTATCTGTTAATAGATGTCAAGAGTTCTGGTAAATATTTTTATAACAATCGTTATGCAAAAGGAGAATCCCATGATTAAGAATATTTCACTAAATCTACAAGTTGGACAAGAAATACTAGTTGGTCAAAATAATGAAAAGGCTCGTATCACAAAGATCGAGTTTCATCCAAAATCAGGGGAGATATCTATTAATACCACACGAGGTCCTCGCAGAGTATTAACATTTAGGTTATGTCCTGAATATAGTTATTGAGCGCCAAACTGCCCTGCATCAAAAGTAGCAGTTGCACCATCGCTATATTCCTTGCCCATATAGTTGACATCTGGATTTTCTTCCTGCCAAGCAAGGATTGATTCTAATTCAACTTTTTGAATTTGAATTTTCTTGTTGTCTACTTCTATCTCTACTTTTCGAGTCCAGCGTCCATGTTCAATTAGTATCCAATCGCCTACTTTATAGGGATCGTTATTTTCTGGACCTTTGGCATAAACTTTTGCCCAACGGGGTTTTACTCCATGTGCTTTAGCATCATCCGAAGGAATATATAAACCGCTTTTAGTTTTCATTTCTCCGAAATGCATGTCAGTTACTAAAACATCCGCATGTATCGGTCTAACGTTTCCTTTGATCATTGGTATACCTTTCTCAATTAGTTTTTGTTTCTTTTAACGACTTCGTCTTCTAATGCTCTAGGATTATCTTTGTAGTAATCTTTTAGAATTTCTTCTCTAGTTCTAACTACTTTTCCGCCCTTGCCAATTTCATCGCCTCTGGCGTTTACCTTCATGTTTCCTACAGCAGGTAAAGTTTCATTTTTGAGATTGAGTTTTTCCATATCAATCTCTTTTCCTCTTAGTGTTCTATATGTTTTACCCATTGTTTTCTCCTTTAAAGAATTCGTTTAACGGTATATCGTATTTAATAGAATTTATCTTGTGGACCCCTAATAAATGAAGAACATAACTTGCTACACTTGATCCACGTCCTACACCCCATACTATATTGTTTTTTCTAAGTATATCTACTATATATTTCATTTGTTTTAGTAGTAACAATAGATTACGTTTTTTATATTCTTCTAGTTCAATTTTTACCCTTTCAATTTCTTCTTGGGTTTTACATTGATCTAATATAAACTTCTCTATGTCCATGCTCTTATAACTATCTGGCATGAACCAATTATTCTTATCTATTTCTTTTTTTGGTTTGGGATAATTTAAGAATTCTTTTCTTAATCTTTCTATGTATTGATCGCAATTTTCCAAAACACAATGTTCTAAAATTTCAGGACCGTGTTTTATAATTCCGTTGATTACTTGTTGTATAGTGTTAGTCGACATTAATTAGTTGATCCAAATCCTTATCATTTTGTTCAAATTTAGCAGTGATTGCTCTTCTACGAACTTCATCTCTGTATATTGTAACAAATGTTTGGAGTTGTGTCAACAGTTGACCTTTACCTAAACGTGCGGCTTGAGTGTATTTTTTGCTCAATTCGGATATTTTCTGAGTTAACTCAGTGTCAGTAAGTTCTTTTGGATCTTCCTGAAATGGATGAAACATTATGAATATTTTCCTAGATATCTCATAAAGATAGTATCTGCACTATGTCTCCATACTTCGATGAAAACAGGGTCAGATGATGAATCAATAGTTACTGTTCCTGGGAATGATGGATCTTTTTTGATAACAGTTCCACCTGAAGTTACAAAAGTAATTGTATAACTTCCGCCCGTGCTGTAAAGTTCGAGCATAATTTTGCCCATCCCAATAGGAGTTGTTTCGGATGTGTATACAGGATCCCCAGGCAAGTTTAAGAAATCCATCGTAATCGAAGCATCTAAAGTGTATATTTGGTAATCTCCGTTTTTAAAATCAGCAGTTGTTGGAGATGCGCTTACGCTACCTGCATTGAATTTTTGTGTCCTATTATTTTGTAATACTGCGTTCTCAACGACCTTTAATTGAAAATTATTATCTAGATTAAGTTTTGCTGTATCATCCTGCAGGTCAGTAATTTCTGTCTTTGCATTACGCAGGCTGGTTTTAATTGTATCAAAATTGTCTCTAAATATTTGTGTGTCATTATCCTGTCCTGCGACCGGAAAATTTTCATTGATATTTAAATAGTTTATATTACTTGCCACTGTTTTATTCTCCAAATATACATTCTGTTAGTATAACATATTTATCATTATGTCCATAGCATGTTCTACAGACTTGAATTTGTTTTTGTTTCGTTTTGCAAACTCACCGCTCTTTGTGGAAATTTAAGATACTGATCTTGTATTTCACCACCGATAATGTCCACAACAAACCGATCAGCAACAAAATCTATGCTTTTAAAATCAAATCCACTGGCTTTAATTTTGGCTAATATTTCTTCTGATTTTCCGGGATTAGCATAACATAGTATCATTGATTTAACAAATCCAAGTTCAAACGAACCGTCTTCTTGTATACTGCGCATCCACAAAGGTAAGAACTCTCTATCTCTTTGACCTATCTGTTCAATTCTATCTCTCATATTAGCAACTGAATTAGGAAAAACACGTTGTAAATCACTATCGCTTACAAATGGAATGTCACTATCTACCCTAATTTTATCATAACTTACTAGTATCTTGCTATTAATTGTATCTGATAATTCTATTGTTGGAGAAATGCTTTCACCATTTTTTTCTAAATCATCAATTAAATCTACATAAATTACTTCATAAATTGTTTCTTGAGTAACAGGATCTCTTCCCTTTGCTGATTTTAGATCTCCAAATGTAAATCTTTTGTTGTAATGATTTCTACTCATGGCCTGCACAAATTCCACCGCACTTCTACTTTCTATACCTGCAAAAATTAATGCTTGTATCTCGGCTTGAACACCGAAATTGTTGTCTCCGTATCTATACAAACTATTAGGTGAAAAGATTGTTGCATCAGTAATGAAGTTAAACCATTCTAATCTTTTATTTTTAGGTTGTAGTGCCTTGGCATAAACATTACAAAACGTTATTTCTCTCTCTGCAATAACTTTAATTGTAAAATCTCTATCGCTACTTGCAAAGTTAGCACCATCAATAGCACTCACTGTAAAATTAAAAACTTTATCAAACGTTGTATTGGTGTTGTCAAATGTGGTCTCGTATGTTCTGCTATTAGTTGAATCTATTAATGCGCTATCTTGATCATAAAATCTTGTTAATCCATCTTGATCACTATCTGCAAATTGTCTTATCTTTCCTTGTATAAGTCCATTTGGCAAAAATTCTAAGCCAGGTGGCAACGTTCCTGATTTAAGTGTGTATGACAAACGACCTCCATATAATAAAGTCTTTGCTTCTACATAAATTTTACTAGGCTGATTGGGTTTAATGGTTCCTCTGTCACTAGGACTAATCCATTCAATAGCACTTTCAATATCACCTACTATGTCTATTGTAAATGTTTTATCTGCTGTGCCAACTCCAAACACCCAATAGTCTGATATTTCATTTGGTATTTGATTAATATGTGCCTGTTTACAAACGTATATAAATCCTTGAAATCTTACAGCCTCGTTAACTTGATATACTCTAGTTGAGGTCCAGTCTCCTACCAGCGTGTAAGAGGCCTGGGCTAAAGAATTAGGAAAATTTACAGCCTTGATTGTAAATCTGTATGGTTTTGTTACAGCATTTTGATATGGAACTCTGCCAGCAAGTTCTCCTGTGACTGTGTCTAAAACTAATCCTGGAGGGAGTATGCTAGGAGATCCATCATCATTCGTATCAACAAATAGATATGTAATTGTTCCAGTGAGTGTTGGCGGATCATAAACTTCTAAGTATAAGGTAAGATAATTATTAGCACGCTTTCTCCCTAAATATGAATCAGTGATCCATAAAGGAACTCTATCACTAGTTGCATCTGCCTGGAACAAATTAGTGTCAACCTGCACTAAAGAATTATCTGCTTTTAGAAATTCCTCTGATACCACATAAATTTTAAAGATTCTATTAACTGCGTTAACACCGTCAGTGACAGCAACCCCAAATGTGTATATTCGACTAATCTTTTTAGGAATTCTGCTAGTCTCACCGTAGTCGTAAGTGTTATTGTCATAGAAGAAACTATCAAAACCTAAAGATGTATTCTTAGCAATATCCAAAGGAACTGTATCAAATGAATGTGTATCGTATGCTCCTGTTACCGTATCATTATAATCAATGGCTGGTATTGGTTGTGTGAACCCAACAATTCTTCCTGTCCTAGATAAAGTTAGACCAGGAGGCAACTTACCACTGTTAGGAACAACATAATATTCTAATACATCACCTGCAACAACATCAGTATCTGTTGCTTCTAATTGAAAATCTACCTTAGCATCATCTAGAATAAAATATGCTTGTCCGAATCCTACGTTAAGAAACCCTTCTTCTGTTAACCATTCTGGAAAATCACTACCGTCTACTGAAAGAGAAAATGTTCTATCCATTCCCTGCTTGCTACCATCATCGGCCCTTATTACAAATTTTGATTCTGTAAATTTTGTGACCTCCGCTGGAGTTCCTGTAATAGTGGATCCGTTTAAAAATAAACCTGCAGGAAGTCTTCCAGATATTACAGAATATGAAATAGGTCCTGTATCAGAAGTTGCCTCTAAAAGAATATTTACACTTACTCTTTCTTGTAATATTCCTAAGTTGCCTGCTGAAGTAATCCAAGTTGTTGCCATTGAGTATGTCCTTTAAACATCCAGAGCGTCACAATCAAGATCTATCTCCGAGCTATATTGTAATGTTCCGAAATCTACATTAGCGGCTTGCAATGCTAGTTGTATAGCATTATTCAGTGATCCGTTTAACGTTCCAAAATCATAAGTTCGTAAGTAATCTGTAACCGGTATAACAGTTTTAAAATTAATGCTGCTTCCGGAAGTAGTTACTTCGATATCTTTAAAACCACTTTCGCTAGTTGCTGATTTGATTCCTTGCATGGTTATGTTAGGATAGGTAGCAGCAAGAACAGAACCTGAGTCCGTATCAACCTTTATAAAAGCATCAGGATCTGTGCTGTTTATAATAATCGTATCGGCTTGATTGTCTAAAGCAATTTTGTTTCCGCCTTCAATGCGTTTAAATTCTAGATCGGTTCCTACTTTTTGTTTAAATATACCCGTTCCAACAGTTCCGGCATTAATAACATTTAAAGTAAGTTCTGCATCGAGATTAGCAAAGTTAGCATTAACCTTCTGGAACGCGGTTCTTAGATCATCACCAAGACCATCGTTTACCAAGTTTCCTATGTTAATTGTTTGTATGTCTGCCATTTTGTTTTCCTATACTCGTATTTAACCTTATCCATTGCCCAATAATACCCAACTACCATATGCGTTCATAAAGACAGCACAGTTATATGGCTGGATCACTACATTTTGACTGTAATCATTTCTTATGAAATTTTGATAATCAACGGTAAAGGTATACGTGGCATCGTTATTATATAACACAATAATTTTACCTTCTCTTCCTCCGTTTGTCGACATGCTGGATTTTCCGGAGGATAATTTTGCTCTTTTGTTTTCTAGCGTGCCGCTAACTTCTAATCTCATAATATTAAGTGCTACATCATCGGTTATATCATTTGTATCACTCCAAATCTCAGTGCCTCCACCAACTGCTGTTCCTTCCGGGGTGCTTATGAAGACTGGGTTGTATTCGCTTCTAATCGATGAAAAATTATATTGAAGATTTGAAATTGTATTCTTTGTAGCATCAATGGTTTTTCCTTGTATAGAAGCAAGTGAATTAGCAGTCAACACATTATCTGTTCTGACAGGCAGTGTTAGTGTTGCCGTATCACTAAACGATAATGTATGTGTCTCTCCATTCTTAAGGCTTTCTGTTGTGGTCGGCAATTGAGAAGAAAGGTTTTCGTTGCAGAATATTTGTATCTGTGTTTGGCTACTGGCGCCCCATGTTTCATCAATTGTGATCGAATCAACTGTTGCATTAACTGTTACCGTTGTGCTATCATTGTTAACGTAGACAAATGTAAAAGCATCTCCGTTGGTTAGTTGATTAAGGAAATGAATCAGCGACGCTCTTTCAGCCGCATTATATCCATTGCCAGTATCTGAATTATGATAGGTCAACCTAATTTCATTGTTGGCAACACTGAAACCTGTTGCGGCAACATTATTACCACCATTGGTTTTAAAATTAATTAAATTAAAACTATTAGTGCCTGTATTTTCTACAGAACTGCCTACAAGTCCGGTCGGCTTACCTGACAATGAACTGTAAGTTCCATCGAATAATATTTCAGCGGCATCTGCTAGTTGACTTACATCAGTCGGAATTGTTGGCTTACCTGACAATGAACCATATGCACCATCAAATAATAAATTGCCAGTATCAGTTAGGTCTCCCACGTCTGCCGGTATTGTTGGCTTACCTGATAATGAGCCGTATGCACCATCGAACAGTGTTGGCTTATTCTGTATGTCGTTATAATCAATTACTGATGAAACACTAGCACCACCCACAGTAAGATCGCCGCCCGAACTAACACCCAGTGAAGTGTTGCCTAGGAAGATTGTGTTGTTGCTGATGTATAGATCCTTGAATCTCTTTGTTGCTGATCCCAGACTGCTGCCTAGGTCAGTGCTTGGCACTACATCACCGCCCACCGTTAGATCGCTTGATACCGTTACAGCCTGATCAATTGTGATTGCGCTTGAATCAGTGGTAGTCATCACACTGCCCGTGAATTCAAATGCTCCTAGGTTGAGACTGTTATCATCTAATCCTAGTTCAGTATACAGTTCATCAAAGTTTGTGTTAATCTTGTTAAACGCTGTGCGTAGGTTATCACCCGTTCTGTCGTTTGCGCTTGTTCCGATGTTTACTGTTAGTTTAGCCATCTACTTACGCCCCCGTTCCAGCATTTAATGTTTTGACCAATGTG